CTCATATTTTTTCCAGTTCCCTCTTCATTGGGAAGCCCAGAATCAAATTCAGATATATTAAAATATCTCATTTTGTAAAATTATAAAAAATAATATTATAAAACATTGATTGCTTTAAAGTTATTAACTTTATTATGTTTACTTCTTTGATAGTTTATAGAATTTATAAATAGTGAAGGATATTGCAAGTCCTAAAGAGATGAATGTTAATACTTGATTGCATTCAGTAAACATTGTTGCTGTAGCTCCTCCATTTGCTAATAAAACTTGTGTAGTATCGTTCATTTTTGTTTTTAATTTTGTGTTAAAGTAACTTGTCCTCCATAAACTCTTTGTGAAGTTGCTGTTACTTTTACTAATATTAATAAATAATTAAATTGAGTTGAAGCTGTAGATGTTATACTTATTGCGCTTCCATTTGTTGTTCCTGTTCCAATTGTACTTCCTATTCCATTTGTATCAACTGCACATTCATAAACATTTACTACTTTTGTTGTAACCGACCCCCAAATAGTAACTTCCGTTGCAGTTGTTCCATAAGGTATATTTACTGTTGCCACCATTTCAGCAGCATCTCCAACTTGCAATCCTGAATTTGCAGCATCTTTAAATTCTAAAGCTTCGTATGCTCCATCATTATTAATCATAAAATCTCTTGGAAGTATTTTTACATAAGTTGGATCTACTCCAGTAATATAGTAAATACCTAAATCAGAATTATAATAAATTGGCCCCATTGTATCTGTGGCTACTTCCATCCCTCCAATTTTCCCTTCTGTTTTTCTTTGATATTGAACGAAAAGGTTAGTTTGATCAATCTCAACATTAGCATTGAAATTAATATCAAAATCAAGAACAGTTGAAGCAAATGGTAAGGAAGTTGAAGTAGCGGCAACATCTGCATTTAAAGTAAGTAATTGCCCTCCAATATTAATTATATCCCTATGTTTCATATCAAAAGCTGTAGCAGTAACAGCAACAGCAGTAATAGTTAATCCCGCATATAAATTATGTTCACTAACTGTTGCTAATTGAACTCTTTGTCCAAAGTTTTTAGGTTTTTCAAAAACATTTCCACTAATAGTTGGGTTTTTTATTAATTTATAGGCCATTATGAGGGAGTTAAATCTGCTGCTACTTGTTGTTGAGTTACATTTATTGTATCTGATGGAACTTCATAATTTATCTGATTCATAGTAACATCCCACTGATCTAACATCATATTAAAAGTTCCTCTCATTAATTGATATTTTGTATTATCAGTATCAGTTAGTTTTGCGATTGGATTCATATATTTTAATAAACTTGTTCCACTTATAAACCTATCTGTTTCAGATAATGCTGTTGTTCCGTTAAATTGTTTTAAAGGAATGCTTTGATTATAAACAATATCTAACATTACTAATTCAACTAACTTTTTGTCATAAGCTCCAACAGTATAATCAAATGTAAATGTTACACCATTCCAAACATAAGTTGGTTGCGTCCATTTTCCATCTGCACTTGCATAAACATAATTTGTACCATCAGAAGAAACTTTTATAGTTTGTCCATCTCCCCAAAAATAATCCCCAGCATCCAAAACATAACTGTTTTTATTTACTACATCCACTTCAAAAAGAATGGCAATATTATTTGTATTACTTTGCAATTGTAAAGTTCCCATATATGGCATTGATCCTGAATTACTAAAAGCATTATCGTAGTCATACTGGTAATAGTCAATATCTTTATATTTTTGATTCTGTTGATTTAATGCAGTTCCATCATAAAGTTGCCCTCCAGCAGTCCAATTAAAAATTTGTCCATGACTAAGAGTTGATCCATAGTTTAATCCTCCAAATTGGCCATAAAATCCTTTTAAAGGATTTCCGGCATTAGAATCATAACAAGTTATTGTTATAGGAGCAAAATCCCAAGAACCAGTAAAAGCAGCGTCTATTGGAAAACATCCATCAGAGTTTGAAAAACCATCAGAAGCTGTTTCATAAGCTAATATTCCAACATTCTGGTCCACTGTTGGAGATGGTGGAATGTAAACATCATTTCGAGCATATTCATGTAAAGCAGTAGTACCAGTTCTGGGCTGTGTTCCACTGGTCCAAGAAGTCCAAACATATTCCCCACTTCCAGCATCTCTTATACAAACTTTTGTATCTGTGCCTACTGTTGCTGTTTGGGAGCTTGGTTTTGCTACTAATATAAATAAAGTCCTAAAAAAAAGAGTTGTTGTTGTTGTATTTTTATAACTTAAATAACATTCAAATTTTATTCCGTTTGCATCTGCAGCATCTACAAGCGTTCCCCAAGCTGTATTACTAGCTCCATCTACCGTAAGTCTATTATATACAATCTGATTCCCAGTTGTATCCCATGTAGAAGTAAATAAAGGCATTCCCCTATAAACGTTTGTTCCCTCATCACTATAATATGTTGAATTAACTGTTTTAATTGCAGGAAGTCCAGAATAAATAGTTCCCGCTAATTTTTGCAATCCAGCTCCCGGATTAGTTTCATTTTCCAAAACTAAATCATAAGGAGTAGAATTAGTAGCTCCAATATGGGATCTGTATTCCTTATGAGCTCCATTATAATAGTAAATTCTTGTAGGTAGGTCTATTGGAGGATCTTGAGAATATGCATCAGTATTATATTCGTTTATCTGAATAAAATGGTAGCTATGGTGCCAATAAACACATCTCATTCCAAAACTTTTGCAAATATATTCCAAAACTGTATAACAATTTGGAACAGTTACATAATTTTCATCACTTAATGAGTATAAGATTTGAGCATTTATTTGAGAATATCTTAACGGATCTTTATAGCGGCCTGGAGCTGGATGGCCTTCATTATAGACATTTACCGCAGTGTTGATTGTATAATTTTCTAAAAATGTTGCACCATCTCCATCATCAGCTAAAACCATTCCAGTTTTTGTAATTAATTCTGATAACCATTTAACAGAAGTTGAGCCTGCAATAATATTTGAAAACCCAGCGTTATAATATGTATCGGCAGTTACATAAGGAAAGGTTGGAACTGCTCCAGTGTCCAGATTGGTTTCTCTTACAAAAGGCATTTCTTTTAAAGCAGACAATCCATCAATAGCCGTTAAACTTACTTCATAAGGATAACTCACGTCTTGTTCATCTTTTAAATCTAAGATAACATATCCACACCATAATAAAACATCTGCACCAGTTGTTTTTCGTACTGTAATCCAAACCTCTCTCTCTTGATAAGTTGTAGCAAGAGATAAAATAAAAGCCTTATCAGTATCATTTTGAACTAAAAAAGGAATCGTACATTTAGAAGTTAAAATATATGAATTTTTAGTTTTATCATCTGGTGTTTCATACGATATTTCAACCCCACTGGGGCCAAAAGCCATATCAGTAGTATCTGTGGCTCCAGTCCATAAAATATTAATGGTATATGCAGTTCCATTTGAAGAAACCATATCTCCATCTCTTGCTGTGTTTAAATCGTAATCTGGTCTTGCCATTTCTTTTGTTTTCTTTTAAGTTGTTCTGAGTCTATTTACTCCAGTAATTGCATTACTTAAAAATATATCATTTCCAATTAATTTTCCAGTTACTGTAATATGTTGTTCCCCTCCTGAAATTAGGCTTTTAAGTCGGTCTAAAGGAGCTATTACTTCTGGATTCGCCATTGAAGTTCCCACTCCCTCTCCAACAAGAGCTGTAGTTGGCCCAGTAACTAATCCCCCTTCTGCAAATTGTGGAATTAAACTATTAAACGCAGTTCTAGCAAGTCCTGCAGCGGCTCCAGCTAAAGCAGGTATTAAAAAAACTGATCCTGGAAATGGAGGAATTGAACTCATTGCATTTGTTAAAGCAGCGGTTATACCTTGAGAAATTAATCCTCCAATCACATCTCTAATAACACCTTTTACAACTTGTCCATATTCTTTAAAAGAATCTGCTCCTTGAGATAATTCTCCTCCAATATTTTCCATAACACTCATTATTCCAGCTTCCATCTCTTCAACATCTTGACCAAAGAAAATTGCCATTCTATCAGCTAATATTCCTAACCCTCCAGCAAATTCATTGATTTTCCCAGTTGGAAATAATTTATCATAATCTGGAGCTGTAGAAAGTTCCATTTTATAATCTTCAACAGCCAATGTTATAGCCTCAATAGGTTTTACTAACTTATCTGTAGTAGTAGTTAAATCTTCTGTTTCTTTATTTAATTCTTCTAAATCATGAGTTACTCTTGGAATATTTTTTTCAGGATCAATAGGAATTCCATCTTTTAATTCATCTTCCAGTGTAAATATATTATTCGTTAAATCTTCAAGCTCTGCATTTAGATTTTCTGTAGACTTTGTGTCAAAACTACTTTGAATGCCATCTGATATTTCATCTCCCGAGAATATATCTACAAGCGTTCCTAATGGTCCAGTTGCATTTAAAATTCCCCAAGTCCAATTACTTGTTGATGTGGTTGCTTCTCCACTTCTTTGTTCTATTTTACCAAGTTCTCCAACTACTTCTTTTAATCTGTCTTTATAAACCTCCAGCCGAGCCATACCTACCAAAGATTTTTTCAATCTTTCAGTAGAGGCCGTCATCATATCCTGACTAAATGTTGTTTCATCAACTTCATCATAATATCCAGGATATAAGTCTTTTAATGTGTTTAATGCTTTCCGTTTATCCTCTAAAGAAGTATTTTCATCATCTATTGCAGTAGTTAATAAATGGATGCTACTTAACTGATCAGAAATATTGCCTGCTGCCTTTTGGTTTAATTCATTAATGTTTTGCTGTGAATCATATTGAGCAGTTAATGCTGTTACTACTTTATAAATACCAACACTAAGAACAACAACAGCCGCGGCTAAAAGTAGCCATGGATTAGCCATCATTACAGCGGTTAATCTAGCAAATATAGGAATTAAAGCAGAAATTCCAATACTCATTTTACCAATAATTATAAGAACTGGGCCTATTGCAGCAAGTATTAATCCCCATTTTACAATACTTTTCTTTTGTTCATCACTTAAACTTTTAAACCATTTAACTCCCTTCTCTACCCATTTAACAAATTTTTGAAATACAGGAACTAACTCTTGTCCTAATTCAATTGCTACTCCCTCCAGTTGAGATTTCATTCTTCTCATTGATCCACCTACTCCCGAATCCATTATATCTGCCATTGCTTGAGCTTCCCCACTTGAATCTCTAAAATCTTCTGTTAAGTTTTGTATTTCAGTTCCATTATTTGCTATAATTGTTGCAACTGACGCTCCCCTTTTGCCAAATAAATCCATTGCAGTTTTAAGTGGATTCATAGAAGTTTGTATTTTTATCATAGCTTCATCCCAAGTCAATCCTTTATTTGCTAATTCTAAGAATACATTTCTTAACGCTGTTCCAGCAGATGAAGCTTCAATTCCGTTGTTTACTAAAACCCCTAAAATAGCAGAAGTTCCTTGTATATCTTGTCCAGCTTGAGCAGCAACTGGAGCAACAGAAGCCATAGCAGTTTGAAACTTTTCTAAATCTAAAGCAGTGGAACTAAATGCATCCGCCATAACATCAGCAATCATAGTCATATCCTCAGCTTCTAATCCAAAAGCGTTCATTGTGGAAGCTCCTACTGTTGCCGCTTGTGCTAAATCGGAATCTGTAGCTTGAGCAAGGTTTAAAATTGCTTGTGTTGATTTATTTATTTCTTGTGGAGTTAATCCAAGTTTTGATAAATTAAGTTGTAATTCGGAAACTTGAGAAGCTGTAAACATTGTTGTAGAACCCAGTAATTTAGCACTATCTGTTAAAGCTTTAAATTCTGCTTGTGTAGCTCCAGAAATTGCTTTTACTTTAAGCATTGATTGTTCAAAATCAGCAAATGTTTTTAATGAAGCAACCCCTAAAGCTACAATAGGAAGAGTTAATCCCATTGTCATATTTTTTCCTGTTCTTGCAACACTTTTACCAAACTTCTTTAGCTTCTTGGAAGCTTTTTTCATTGCTCTTTCAAAACCGCTTAAATCTGCTTTGAATTTGAAATTTAAAAAACCTATTGCTTTACTTGCCATGTTCTATTCTTTTTTTAAATAATTCTGCTTTCATTTTTAAATCTTTAAAATCTATTTTTAAAGCTTCCTCTTCCCATTCAAACTTTATAAGGTCTGTTGGTTTAATACTTTTATTTTTCGGAAGCTGAATGTTTAATAATAAACAGGTGCTCCATCTGGTACGCTCCCAATCACTTCTTTGCCTCATGTTTTCAAGTTTATAAAAACCATCAACTTTGTTCCAAAACTCTCTTGGCAACATATCATAAAAATCATCAACATTCATTCCTAATTGTCCGAATGCTATCTGTTCCAATTTAGGCCAAGTTAGCTCTTCTTCTTGGCCTTCTTGGCCTTTGCCTTTTTTTCGTTACCATCTCCCATTGCTCTTCCAAGTATCTCAAAGGCTTTTTCCATACAATCCATATTACCATCAAACATATCTGTAATATCATCTATGCTATATGTAAATGGTTGTTTTGATGCTCTACTTCCATCTTGTAATCCGCAATAAATTAAACTAAATGCATCATTAAACGTAAGTTCTCCAGATGCTAATTTGTTTAAATCATTCATTGTTGATCCAGTCATTAAACTGTACTTCCTTAATGCGTTAAATCCAAATCTACAAGGCATTTTGTGTTCTCCAATTTCTAAAATTTCATATTTCATTTTTCTGTGTTTTGTCTTTTCTGAATTAAAAGAAACCTACCCACACACTCAGAAAAGAAAACGTATGGGCAGGCTCTAAAATTTACCATTATTAAGCGGTAACTGCTTGTGCTAATGCTCCAGTTCCTTGAAAAGATGCTGAAAATGTACTTGTATCTTCATTTGGTGCTGATAAACTAGCTGAAGTTAGCCACACTTCTCCAGTGTACTTTGTATCTCCTGATACTACTCCAGTAGTTCCAAAAGTAACCCCTAATTTTGCTCTTGTGTTAATCATATCTGTAAATAATTCACTAAGAGTTAGTCCTCCTATTGCAACTCCATCAGGATCTAACCATGCATAAAGAGCATCACATGAAATATCCCATGATCGATAACCTTCCATAGCTGATTCCCACCCCCCATCTTCCTTATTACTGGTCGATCTTGGGCTGTGATTGATGTTTATTGTTGCACTTGTTGCGTACGCGATTAAGGTTGCAGAACCCCCATCAGGAGTTATGTACACACTTAAATCCGTTCCGTTTAATTGTCCATTTGCCATTTTTTTATTTTTTTAAATTGTTTATAATTATTGCTCCTTCTCTGAAGCTACTTTTTTTGTTTTCGTTTCTTTTTTTTCTTTTTTCTTTTCTATATCTCCATATCCATTTTCTAAAAACCAATCAATCCCCTCTGGAGTTGTTGGAATTTTTACTCCAGCAGGCAATAATTTTTCACCTCTTTTGTAATCTTTTTTTAATTCAAATTGATAAATTTTCAATTCTGAATTATAATATTTTTCATATTTATCCATTTCTTTATTCGTTTGTTTCAATCCAACCATTATCTGGATTGTTGATTGTTTCTATTATTTCACTATGAGAATATATTTTATCCCCACTTAAAAAATCTGGAACATCTCCAATAAATTTAA